TTTGGATACATAGCACCTCTTGAGTTAGATTCTATTATTGAGATGCCTTATTGGACACGAAAAGGTATTGATGAGTTAAAAATAACTATAGATAATGTTGATACAGCTTTAAGAGAATTGGCGTTACATGACGAAAGCACTTTCTGTTTTCATCGACAAAAGATGTTGAAGGCAGTGAAAGAGGAAATCAACTACGTACCAATGGTTGTTGATTTCAATTGGTTGAGAGAACAAGTTCTCTCCACTAATTCTCGTTGGTAAATATGAGCGCTGCGTGATCTTGCATTGTGAAATAATTTTCTCTGGTAAAATTCACTTTGTATTGCTGCAGTTCAAGAGAGGTGTCCTATTTAGGATTACTTCCAGGAAGCCTCCTAGGCAAACCCTAGAAATTCCAGGAACCCAGAGTGCGAGAGTTGAGTCTAATACAACCAATTCTTTAAGTATTGTATTGCTGCCACTTATGATAATAATGCGGATGTTAATCTTTCTTCCCTAGAAGTGAAAGAGACAATTGCGTTGCACACTGACGCACAACCCACTACTGTTGGATTTACCATGCCAAAGATGGTTCCAACATCTCTTTTAAATAATGTTTCTGATGGTTACGATCATTCTTTGAAAAGTTTTTTTGAGCGTCCTTTAATTGTAAAAAGAGGCACCTGGTCGACTTCAAATATAGCGACCACTTTATTAACTTCTTTTAAGATTCCAGATGCATTTTTGCAGCTTCCTTTGATCACCTCTAAAGTCAGAGGTTTTCTTGGCTTCAAAGGTACAGCCATAGTGAAGTTGCAAGTGAATACTAATCGTTTTCAACAAGGAAGATTGGTTATGAATTATTTTCCTCAAACTGATTCCTTGTCTGCCAAGAGAGCTATATCTACATTTCATCTTATGTATATAACGCAATTACCTCGCGTCGATTTTGATGCGAGTACGGATTCTGAAGTTACTTTCGAGATTCCTTATGTTAATACTGATCTAATGTTTAATGTTAGATCTGGTCAAGGTAGTTCTGGCCAGGTTCAACTTTACGTTTATGAGCCTCTAGCTGCCTCTTCGGTTGAGCTTACTGCAGATTATACGATTTGGTTATCGTTTAAAGATGTTGAGCTCAAATATCCTACTATTCCTAGTGGCTTCATAGCACAAGCTGGTTTCACTGCCACGCGAAGGAGAAAGAAAGCTCTTAATCCCTCAGATATTGAGCAGGAAACAGAACGAGAAGGTCCTATTTCCTCTGTGCTTACAACGGCTTCTAACATTGTTTCTTCTTTTAACGCTATCCCCATGCTTTCAACTTACTCTGCCCCAACTTCGTGGTTTCTATCATGTGCTTCGAAAGCTGCTGCAGCTTTTGGTTTTAGCAATCCGTTGAATGTTAGACCACAATTAGTTACAGTTCAGCAAGCCATGTCACGATCAATTAATGATTCTGGTTTAGATAATTCTATTAATCTTGGCCTCAATGAAGACAACTCAGTTGCTCATTTGCCTGGATTTGCTGGTACTGATGTAGATGAATTGTCTCTTCAACATGTTCTATCTGTTCCCACTTTTTTCTTTAGACAAGTTTGGAGTGATTCTAATGTTGCTGGTGATCAACTAGTCGCATTTGCTCTTTGTCCAGATTACTTTATTTTGAATGCTGGAGTTAACTTTCCAATAGTAGGAGGTTCACCAACTACTGTATATAATCCAACTCCAGTTGGCTATTTTGGAAAGTTATTTAAATATTATCGTGGTTCAATTAAGATTACAATTAAAGTAGTTAAAACTGAGTTTCACACTGGAAGAATGCTTATTGGTTATTCTCCATGTTATGGTACTGATCCTTCACATACTAATGATGATCTTAATTATGTTCATCGTGAAGTTTTAGATCTTCGTTATACTAATGAAATTACTATAACTTTACCGTATGCATCTACGCGACCTTGGTTACCTATTGCTCAACCTTATGGTAACTTTTACATGAATGTTCTTAATGATTTGAGACATCCAGATTCAGTATCAACTAGCGTTACACTTCTTTTTGAAATATCGTGTGCTGATGATTTCGAATTTTCAGTTCCAATACCTTGTCAATTTGCCCCCGTTTCGTATTATCAAACTACTATTTCAGGTTTTGCGAAACCCTCACAAATTGAAACTGAAGGAGCTAATACTGTTCTTATGACTGATGAAAGTGGCGAAGAATTCAAAGCTCAAGCAGCTGATGATGCTCCAAAACAAGAGTCTCATCCAGCCCAGTTGAAATCAACTGGAGGCCCAATTGGTTCCTCTCAGTTGATAAATGATGATGGAGCATCAGCTCTTTATTGTAGTGGTGAGAAAATTTATAGTTTAAGACAAATTTTAAAGCGTGCAAACAACTTTGTTAAAGGTGCAGCGAGTCCAATTCTCACTTTTAATCCTGCTATTTGTCTTCTTGCGAACGCTTCTCAAGCTTATGGTACAAATTGGTGTCCTGATAATTTTACATACATCAATTCATGTTATGCTTTTTATAGAGGTTCTATTCGAATTAGGATATATAATTATGATTTTACTCAAGGTCAATTACGATTGGGTTTTAACCCAAATTTAAATAATGATGTTGTCGCTCCTTCTACTCTTAGTTCTTATCAAGTTGGAGTTGGCGGTGACATTGATAATCATGGTAATTGGCCCTGGGTGGTTAATGCCCAATCTACTTATCCTTTTGTTGAAGTACAACTACCTTATTATTCAGCTACACACGCTGCTGCTACACAAATAGTTTCCACTCCTATACTTCATCCAATTGACACGTTGATCGATGGAAATGCCCCACACAATTTTTTGACTGTGTTTTCTACTACTAGTACAACTTCTTGTAGATTTACTCGTCAAGTGGGCGACGACTGGTCGAGCGGATTATTTTTGGGAACTAGTCCGATTATTGCTATTACAGCAGCTACTTACCCTGGCATTACTAGACTTTAACTATTTTTGCTTTTAATAAAATAAAATCCAATAAAAAATTTTAAAACATAAAACAAACATATATTAAATAGAGTGCCT